AGGAAAACAAGTTTGATGCCGTTGCATCACCAGCAGTAGTCAAGTCCGAATCACGCACATATTCACCAAACGGTGATGCGTCATTCATTGCTGACGCTTATTCTGCACAATTCAACAACGACTTCGCTGCAAAAGAGCGTCTCGCACGACATATGCAAGAGGAAAAAATTGAACGCCGTGATGTAACCAGTGCTGCATTTGCTGGTTTGATTGTTCCGCAATTCCTCACTGACTTGGCTGCACCGTTCGCCCGTGCAGGTCGCCCAACTGCAGACATTGCACGCAAGCACCAATTGCCACCAGCAGGTTTGACTTTGAGCATCAGCAAGGTGACCACTGGTTCATCCGTTGCTGCACAAACCGAAGGTGCAAGCGTTTCCGAAACCAACATGGATGACACCAAACTAGACATTTCGGTGAACACCTATGCAGGTCAGCAAAATGTGAGCCGTCAGGCACTTGAGCGTGGAACGGGAATCGATAGCCTTGTTATGGCTGATCTTGTTCAGGCGTATCACACCACATTGAACACGGCAGTTGTCGCTGAACTTCTTGCATCAGCAGGACAGAGCGTTACTTACACTGACGCATCACCAACCGTTGCAGAGTTGTATCCAAAACTTTTGGATGCAGTCCAGAAGGTTCAGACAACATTCTTTGCTGGTCCTAATGTGATCATCATGCACCCACGCCGTTTGGCATTTATCTTGGCTGCACTTGATTCATCAAACCGACCACTGGCAGTTCCAACTCCAGTTGCAATGAACCCAGTTGCTTATGGTTCAGGTTCAGTTCAGTACGGAAACAGTGGATACAGCATTGCTGGATTGCCTGTTGTTACTGACGCAACCATTTCAACCGCACAAGGTTCAGGCACGAACCAAGACACCATTTACATTGGCAACGCACAGGAACTTCACCTGTGGGAACAGGGTGCTGGTGAACCAATGATGTTGCGTTTCGAGCAGCCAAAGGGTGCTGAACTTGATGTGCAAATGATTGTCTATGGATACGCTGCTTTCACGGCAAATCGTTATCCAAACGCATGGGCTCAAATCAACGGAACTGGATTGGTCACACCTACTTTCTAGGTTTGATTAGTTAGTTTGTGATCGGGTTGGTGATATCCTTCGGGGTATCACCAACCCTTTTGCATTTACGGAGTGAACATGAACAAAGAAATTGAAGCCCTTTTGATCGAGCGTGCAGGTTATGTCATGCGCAAAAAAATGGATCGTGTGAAAGCGGTTGATGAATCATTGCGTGAACTTGGTTTTGAACACAAATATTTGGATGCGCCAGTGATTGAAACCGCAACCATTGAACCCATTGCAGAAAATGCTTCACGCAAGGCTGCACCTAAGCGCAAGGCATAATCAATGGCAATCGTGAACGGTTATTGCACGCTTGCGGAAGTCAAATCCGCATTGCGACTAACGGACAATGTTGATGACGGGTTGCTTGAAAAGGCTATCGAGTCTGCATCAAGACGGATTGATGGTTATTGTGGCAGGTTTTTCTATAAGACCTCATCAACCGCAATCAACCTATATCCGATCAACGAATACTTGTTGCGTATGCCAGAGGATTTGGCGAACACCACCGTGACGATCAAAATCGACACCAACGCAAACGGCACATATTCAACGACACTCACGCAGGGTGTTGATTACATTCTCGAACCAACGGATGCTTCAATTCGTGCATATCCGTATGTTCATGCACGCATGGTTGGTGGTCAAACATTCCCGTTGTTCACCGTTCCATCATTCCCAACCTGTCAGGTGACTGGCTTTTGGGGTTGGGATGCCGTGCCTTCGGATGTGTCGCAAGCGTGCGTGTTGTTGGCAATGCGCCAATTTGCCCGTTTGAACGCTGCGCTTGGTGTGGTTGGATTTGCTGACATGGCGTTGCAGGTGCGTGCTGTTGATCCTGATGTTCGTGACCTGTTGAATCAATATGTGATATTTGGTGTGATCTAATGGCTGCAACCGTTTCCCAAGTCGCAACGGGATTACAAACACGCCTCGCAACAATTTCGGGTTTGCGCACATTCAACTATCAGCCCGAACAAGAAAACCCGCCGTTCGCATATCCCGAAATAAACCGTATCGACTACCACCGTGCATATCAAGGCGGGGATGTTGTTATGGATTGGACTGTGTATGTGGTTGTGGGTCGTTATCTTGACCGCACCGCCCACGCTGCGTTAGACGATTATCTTTCATATTCTGGTGCAAAGAGCATTCGTGCAGCAATTGAAGGTGACACCACGCTTGGTGGCGTATGTCAAACTCTCATAGTACGCTCTGGTGCAGATATCACTAGCCTTGATGTTGGTGGTGCGCAGTTTTTAGTAATCGAAATTCAAATCGAAGTTCACGGATAGGAAAAATCACATGACAACTTACAAAGTGTTGAGCGACAATTTTGCTGCTGGCAAACAAGGTGATGTGCTGGACAGTGCAGTATTGGATGGGTGTAATATCGAGGCATTGGTCGAAGGCGGACACATTGCTGAAATCAATTCAAAATCAAAGTCAGTAACAAGCGAAACGGAAAAATAACATGGCTGCAATAGTTCTCAAAGATGCTTCAATCACAATCAACGCTGTTGATCTAAGTTCGTTGTCAAACAATGTTGAAATTGTTTATGAAATCGAATCAGTTGAAGTGACTGCTTTCGGTGGCAACCGTTCATTCGTTGGCGGCTTGCAAAACAACAGTGTGACCGTTGAAATCATGCAGGACTTTGCTGCAACAAAAACGGAAGCAACAATCTTTCCACTGGTCGGAACAACGACAACGCTTGTGTTCAAACCAACTACATCCGCAACTTCTGCAACGAATCCGACCTACACGATTACTGGTGCTTACTTGGCTAGTCACACGCCGATTTCAGCAACCGTAGGTGAATTGGCAATGACTTCATTGACTTTCACTGGCGGAACGCTAGTCAAAACAACTGCATAGTTCATAAACAAAAACAATTAGAAGGAGACTGCAATGAAAATTGCTTTGATGGTTGAGTTCAATGATGGCGTGAAGGCTGATGTTGATGCGGTGTTCGCTGACTTCGTTGCGTTTGAACGCACATGGTCACGCAGCGTTGCACGATTTGAAACCGAAATCCGTTTGACCGATCTTGCATGGTTGGCATGGCACAGCGAAACCCGCACACGCAAAACCAATTTGAAATTTGATCCCGATTGGATCAACACGGTTGTGACCGTTGAAATGCGTGAGGAAATCGAAACCCCAAAAGCCGACTAGGTGACGATTCCGCACATTGGATCGTTGCCTTTCTAGCCTGCGAAACGGGCATTGCACCATCAGCGTTGTTGAATGAAAGTGATGTGATGTTGCAAGCCATGTTGGACTATCTAACAAAACGGGCTGAACGAGCAAATCGCAGACGGTAGTAGTATTTCCCCACTATGGGCATGAAACTTGATGTGTATGGCGTGCGTGAAACGCTTGAAGAGTTGCGCAAATACGAGCGTGAAACATATACGACCATTCAAAAAGATTTGAAATCATCAGCGCAACCTGCTGCCGATTCCGTTGGGCGTGATTTTCCCAAGAAACCATTGTCGAATTGGCACGCATCAGGTGGGCGCAAAGGACAATCACGGTTGCCTGCATACAGTGCTTCAGCAGCAAGAAAAACGGTGAGGGTTGTTGTTTCAACAAAGAAACCCCGCCGTCAGCAGCAACACGGTTTGATTCGTTTGCAACAAAAGAACGCTGGTGGTCAAATTTATGACACTGCTGGTTCTGCAATTGGTGGTGGTGGTGCAACTGCTGGACAACGATTTGTTGCGAACCTCGACAAACATTCAAGAATCAAATCTAAATCTGGCAGATATCGTTCCCGTGTAATGTATCCAGCAACCAAAAAATATTTGCCACTGATTGAAAAAGCGGTTGAGGTTTCAATTCGCAAAATTGATGGTCAAGTGCAGAAGCGATTGAACGGATAACCCTATGGCAGTTGGCGTAAATATAGTCAGTACCTTCAATAGTAAAGGCATTAGCAAGGCTATAACTGACTTCAAAAAATTAGAAACCGCAGGAGACAAAGCAACATTTGGTTTGCGCACATTCGACAAGGCTGCAACCAACGGTCTAAAAAAAGTTGCTAAATATGGTGGGCTTGCTGCAGCGGGGTTTGGTGCTATTGCATTGAATTTTGTCAAGGGCGCGGAATTTGCGAAACAGGCTGATGATCGACTTGCTGCGGTCAATAAAACAATGGGTTTGTTTGGTGCGCAAACGGATGCGGTTACAAAACGACTAATTGAAATTGGCGACAAGGGTGAATACAAGTTTGGAATCCTTGCCGAATCAATCAAGGATGTTCAAAGCAAATTGCTTACATTCAAGGAAATTGCGCAAGAAGCGAATGTCACTGGCGGTTTGTTTGACCGTGCAACACAAGCAGCGTTAGATTTGCAGGCTGCAGGTTTCGGTGAGGCAACACAAAACGCCGTTCAACTTGGTAAAGCATTGAATGATCCAGTCAAGGGAATCACGGCACTTGCCCGTTCGGGTGTGACATTCACCGAACAAGAAAAAGCCAAAATCAAGGCGTTGGTCGAATCAGGCAAAATGTATGAGGCGCAAGAACTGTTGTTGAAAGCAATTGAAACACAGGTTGGTGGCACTGCGGAAGCGACCACAACCGCAACATTCAAAATCGGTGCAGCGTTCGGTCATGTGCGTGACGAATTGGGAACATTGTTGTTGCCGTTGTTCGAAAAATTTGCTGATTTCATGGTGAACAAAGTTGTTCCATATGCAACAAAATTTGGTGAAGTTGTTGGTGAAAAAGGTCTTAGTGGTGGACTTGGGATGCTGGCAGGAACATTCCTGAATTTGACAACGAACATGGGTGCATTTGGAAACGCTTTGTTGGTCTTGGTTGCCATATTCACAGCATGGAAACTGGTTGTTTTTGCTGCGACCATTGCGCAAAACCTGTTCAATGTGTCTTTGCTTGCCAACCCTATTGGAATAATTGTTGCAGCCGTGATCGTTTTGATTGTTGCACTTGTTGCGTTATATATCAAATTTGAGGTTGTGCGCAAAGTTGTCAATGCTGTTATCAATTTTATTATTGGTTACATTGAAAATTGGTTGAACGCTTGGATTTTCGTTATCAATGGCATCATCTCTTACATCAACATACTGATCAAGGCAGCAAACTTCTTTGGCGCAGGACTGACTGAAATTGGAAAGATCGGTGAAGTCGAATTCGGGCGCATTGGGAAAGCAGCCGACAAAGCAGGCGCAAAAATTGAAGCCGTGAACATGAAGTGGGAAAACTTTGGCGCAAAAGTTAAAGCAACAAAAAAGGAAGATGAAGATGATCCGTTCAAGGGTGTCAATAGTGGTGCTGGTGGTGCTGCCAAAACTGTTGAAACCGCACAACAAAAATTGCAAAAATATATTGATGCGTTGAAGGGTATGAGTTCGGCACAAAAATCTGCTCGTGACGCAGACAAGTCGTTGTTGAAATCTCGAACAACACTTGCCGAATCAACATTGAAACTTGCTGATGCACAGGCATATTTCAATCAGGTTGTTGCTGGTTACGGTGCGGATAGCAAACAAGCAAAGGATCGTCAATTGGCTTTGCGTAAAGCGCAGGGTGATGTTGAGAAGGCTGGCTATGATGTTGAAGGTTCATTGTTCGCCGTAACGCAAGCGGAAAAAGATTTGGCTGCGGTTCGTGCCGATCCCGAATCATCCGCACAAGCAATTCGTGAAGCAGAAATTTCTCTTGCCCAAGCAAAACTTGGTGTCAAAGATGCAACTGAATCGCAAGTTGAAGCGACTAATGCGCTTGTGGAAGCGGAAACATTGTTGGATGAAACCATCAACGGTGCAAAAGAAGGAACTGATGCGTTCAAGGATGCAATCGACAAATTGAATGATGCGAAAAAAGCACAGGCAGATGCGGAGGAGGCTGTCACCGAAGCAATTGAACGCCAAACGGAAGCGGTTGAACGACTTGCGGAAGCAGAGGAAAAAGCACGCAAAGCACGAACGGGTGTTGATGCTGGTGATGCGACTGCTGCCGAAGCAAAAATTGGTGTTGCACCTAAATCAACTGGCGGTTTGTTTGGTTCGTTTATGGAAGCGGTGCGTGCGTTGCACCCGAATTCCAAAGCGTTGAAATCCAAAACACCACTCACACAAGCGAAACAAGATTTTCCGAAACTGTATGCCGAATATAAAGCAAAAGGTTTGGCAATGGCGCAGGGTGGAATCATCACGAAACCAACACAACTGCTTGCGGGTGAGGCTGGCGCAGAGGCAATCATTCCGTTGGATCGTTTGCAATCGGGGATGACAATCAATCTGACCATCAACGCTGGAATGGGAACTGATCCAGCGAAACTTGGTGATGAAATTGTTGATGTGCTTACCCGCTATCAGCGCAGAAATGGCGCACTACCGCTAAAGGTTGCATAGATATGGCAACAATGGCATGGGGTGAAAACATCCAGATTTTCATGGAGTTGGGTTTCCCTGTAAATTCGTTCACTCTTGATGACGCTGTTCTTGGTGTGTTGGATGAGGATTATCTTGACGGAACATTGATTGGTGATGATGTTTCCGCTTATGCGCAAGACATTTCCATTTCACGAGGTCGATCCGATCAGTTGCAAAATTTTAGTGCTGGAACATTCAGTGTTCGTTTGTTGAACCGTGACCGTAGGTTCGATCCAATCAATCAAAGTTCACCATATTGGAACAGCACGCTTGGTGTTTCTGGTGTTGCACCACGCCGAAAAGTGACCGTTGTTTCTGATGGTGTTGCATTGTTCACTGGTCGAATCACGGATATTGATGTTTCGTATGAACCGAACAACCCGAACGCAACCACTGAAAATAGTTATGTGACTATCACAGCATCAGACGATTTTGTTTTGTTGGCTAACACATATACGGAGTCAGCAATAACACCAACACAGGTTTTGTCTGGTACACGAGTAACGGAAATTCTTGATTTACCAGAAGTGAATTATCCATCAACAAGAAATATTGATGCTGGTTCAGCAGCATTGGGTGGTGGTGCAACATTCGACATTGCAGCCAACACGAATGTTCTCACATATTTGCAGTCGGTTGCTTCGAGCGAACAAGGATATTTCTTTGTTGCAGCGAACGGTGATTTGACTTTCACGGATCGTATTGCAGCATCATTTTCAACCATCAGTGCATATTTCACTGACACTGGTTCGAACATTCCGTACACAAGTTTGTCTGTTATGTATGGACAAGAATTCTTGTATAACAAGGTGGTGTGTACCGTTGAAGGCGGAACGGATCAAACGGTGAATGATGTTGCGTCACAAGCCGAATACGGTATTTCAACACTCAATCTTTCTGGGTTGTTGTTGGTGGATGATGCAGCAGCATTGACATTGGCAACTGATTTGCTGGACAGATACAAATTGCCCGAATATCGATTTGACAAGTTGCAAACGATCTACAACCCGTTGAGTTCAATCAACAAAACAACATTGACTGCGGTTGATATTGCTGATGTGATCAGCATTACACGAACCTATCCAACGGGAACACCCGCCAGTGTCACGAAGGAATACAGTATTGAAAACATCCGTCATGTGATCACACCAAGTTCACACACCGTTGAATTCGGGTTAGCGGTTGCCGATTTGGTTTATCCGTTCGTGCTAGATGACGCTACATTCGGTGTGATGGATTCAACTAACGCCTTGTCTTAGGGTGTTACACTAGGAGGCATTATGGCAGGCGCAGGCACAAAACTCTTTACCAGTGGCAGTGTTCTTACTGCTGCACAGGTCAATACTTATTTGATGGATCAATCCGTCATGCGTTTTGCTGATGTAACAGCCCGTGATGCAGCGTTCGGTGGTGCGGGTGAACCAACTCTTGCGGAAGGAATGATTTGCTACTTGTTGGATAGCAATTCGTTGTTTTACTACACTGGCACTGCTTGGGCTGGATTAGGTGAGGATGATCAAATGGTTTTGTCTAATCAGATTTTCGGATAAAGGAAAAACATCATGGCAACATTTAGCAAACAAATTCTTAGTGGTTCAACAGACGGAAAAGCAATCAAGGTTGCACAAACCGCATCATCTGGAACTTTGATTCACACAGGTTCAACATCAACATCCGTATTTGATGAGGTTTGGTTGTATGCGCAACTAAACAACCCGTTCTCCGCAGCCCTAACGGTTTCGAATAAGGCACTCACATCCAATGTGGCAACAATTACCACATCAGCAGTACACGGTTTGTTTGTTGGTGACACCGTGAAAATTACGGGTGTTGATACGACATTCAACGGCACATGGACAATCACAACCGTTCCATCAACAACTACTTTTACTTTTGCAAGAACCGCAACCAATGTGACCAGTGGTGCATCAAGCGGTTCGGTTTATCCCGCAGCAACAGCAGCATCACAAAATGTGCGTCTCACAATTCAATGGGGTGGAACAACCGCAGTTGATGACGACATTACTTATACAATGACAAACCAGAACGGTTTGTATTTGATTGTTGCTGGTTTGATTTTGAAAGGTAACGCAACAGCATTGACTGTTCGTGCATACGCTGATGTTGCTAACACGGTAACGATCAGTGGGTATGTGAACCGTATTTCGTAAGTCATGCCAACTTTCAATCGCATCCTTGAAGGTGGGCGTTCGATTTCTGGTAACGCTAAAGCACCTAGAAGCCGTAGAGCGAATACTGCACAAGTTGATACTTACTGGTCTGGTATTCAATCAGGTGTAGTTGTTTTGCGACCAACAACACTTGAGTATTTGGTTATTGCTGGTGGTGGTGGTGGAGGCACTGGAACAATTTACAACTCTGGTGGTGGTGGCGCTGGTGGTTATCGCACAAACAAATCTGGTCAAACTTCTGGCGGTGGCGCATCAGCAGAAGCATCATTTGATACACCAACTGGTTCGTTAGTAATTACGGTCGGTGCTGGTGGGGCTCAAGGTTCTAATGGTTCTGATTCTGTTCTGTCATCAATTACTTCTACTGGTGGTGGAACTGGTGGTAATGGAAACAACACGAACGGATTTAGTGGTGGTTCTGGTGGCGGTTCATCTGGTGCAGTTTCATTTACACCACTAAGTCTTTCTGGTGGAACTGGAACAACAAATCAAGGTCGTGCTGGTGGTGGAACAAACGCCACTGATGGTGTTGGATATGTTTCTGGTGCTGGTGGCGGTGGTGGTGCATCTACTGTTGGTGGGGTAGGTATAACGGGTGGCACATCAACTGGCGGTGCTGGCGGTAACGGAGTCAGCAACGACATTACGGGCAGTGCTGTAACTAGAACTGGTGGTGGCGGTGGAGGTCCAGGATATACGGCTGGTGTTGCTTCTGGTGGAACTGGTGGCGGTGGAAACAGTTCTGGTTATCTCACTGGTGACGCACAAGCAGGTGAAACAAACACTGGTTCTGGTGGTGGTGGTGACGGCAGGAACAACGGTTCAAGTACGACCTCTGGTGCAGGTGGTTCAGGTGTTGTGATCCTTGCTTATTCATCCACATTCAGCAAAATAACAACAATCAAAGGATTGTCTTACTCGTATTCTTCAACTTCTCGTAGCGGTTTTCATGTTTATACTTTTACTGCTGGCACTGGATCGGTGGATTGGTGATGGCGCATTACGCATTTCTTGATGAAAATAATATTGTCACGGAAGTTATTGTTGGCATAGATGAAACGGAATTCATTGATGGTATGACACCTGAAATGTGGTATGGAAATTTTAGAAATCAAATTTGCGTTCGTACTTCGTACAACAACAACATAAGAAAACAATACGCTGGTATTGGATATTTTTACGATCAAACTGCTGATGAGTTTGTTTCTCCACAACCGTTCTTGTCTTGGTCATTAGACAACAACAATGATTGGCAACCTCCAACACCAATGCCGACAACTGACGGGAACTGGTTCTGGAATGAGGAAACTTTAGAATGGATCAGATAAGTTTTGGTTCTTTTCCCAGATCGGGCAACCATTTCCTAGAAGCACTATTGAAGCAAACGCTTCCTGATTGTTGTTTGGTTTATACAGAACATTTCATATTCCCTTTGGAAATCGAAAAAAATATAACGGTTACGATCAGGAGTCCTCTTGAGTGTGTTCCAAGTTGGGTAACACTCATGCGTGATGAACGACCCAACAGAACTGAACAAGTTCTTGAATGGTATTGCGCTTATTACCAAAAGTGCAAAGAACTAAAGATATTCATAATTCCATTTGAGCAACTTATATCTGAACCACTTGTTTGTGTTGCTGCAATTTGTGATATCAACAATATTGCTAAACCTAAAATTGATTCGGTGGAGTTTGATTTCACAACTGATTTTCACAGTCCGACAAAAGACAAAAGTGACTACAAAACAATCATTGATGAGATGCGTTTAGCACCAAGTTTCTTTCCTGCAATGGAATTGTTTGAAGCGTTATGCGTTCCCGTTGGATGATCTTTTTGCCTGTTGCGTTGTTCGCATTGTTCGCACCACAACCAGCACAAGCATCACAAATTGGTTTGTTGGTTCGTGGTTATTCAATCACGGAAATCCCGCCAACCAAATCAGATATTGCTTATCCATTGTGCGGTAGCAGTGTCGAACCGTTTATCAATGCAACATGGGATTACGAGCAGAATTTGTTTGGTGAGTGCGGTTGGGATTCATTCATGTTGCATTACACGGGCTATATACAAATCCCCGAACACACCACAATTGAATTTTGGGTTGCGTCAGATGACGGTGGCACGGTAAAAATCGGAACACATGAATTTGGTGTTTGGCAAGATCAAGGATGTTCCGCAACCGAAACGGGTTTGATCGATATTGATGCGGGAACGGCAACGCTTGACGGCTGGTTTTACGAGAACGGCGGAGGAACCTGCTTCATGCTTGCATGGAACATTGATGGTCGTGGTTGGGAAATTGTGCAACCCGAATTTTTTACTTCCGAACCGTTGCCAGAGCCTTCCACGACAACCACAGAACCAAGTACCACGACAACGGTGATGCAACCAAACACCACAACAACATTTTCAACTAATCCTCCATCAATCGTTGCAACAACCACAACGGAACAACCACAACAAACAACAACAATCCCAGAAACAACCTCATCCGTTCAGGTTACTTCCGCACCCGCAATCTCCCAATTGATACCCCAAACCACAGAGCAATCCACGATCCCCACGACAATCCCCACGACCACCACAACAGAACCGACAACAACAACAACATGGGAACAGGTTACAACCGTAGTGATCCCATCCACCACAATCCCCGCATTGCCTCTTGTAAGCGTTCCTGACGCTCTGGAAACGACCACCACGATCATTGCAACCCCAACAACATTCGTGCTGCCTGATGCGCTTCCAGATGAGCCATTGACCGAAGCCGCATTTGTCGAGGCGTTGGCGGTGTTGGCGGATGCCACACCAGACGAGGTTCAGGCGGTAATCACGGAAATATTGAAAGCGGATTTGAACAGCGATCAGGCGGAACAACTGGTTGCATCAACGGAGGTTCTCACGGCAATCACGGGTGAACAGGCACAACAATTGTTTGAACAAATCGAACCCACGCAATTGTCTGAAAGTATGGCTGCGGTTATTGCGGACACATTGAACAACCCTGATGTTCCAACGGAAGTGAAAGAAGCGTTTGAAACCGCAATCAACATTTTCGGAAATGACGGTTTCGCAACCTATATTCCGATTGATTCAACGGTGAATGTTGCGGTGAGGCGCACGATTATTGCAGGCACTACAATCCTTGTGGCTTTACCATCCCCTGTTGCGAGGCGCACATGAAACGAATTCACGAATATTTGATTGAGAACGCATGGGTGTGGGCAGGCACGGGTTTGGTTTTGCTCACATTGTCGGGAACAACCCTGAAACAAGCGTTGTGGATCACTTGCCTTACGGTGCTGATACATTTTGTAGCAACAATGTTGAGGAAAGGCGATTCAGAATGAAAAAAATGCAGGATGTAACAGGTCGAATTGTTGCGTTATTTCTTACTAATGCGTTGGGTGTAATCACGGGTGCATCAGTAATCGCACCCGAATTGGAAATTTGGAAGGCTGCAGCATTGGCTGGTGCTGTATCCGTGTTCAAGGTTGTTGAATCGTTGGCTCGTGCGAGTGTGGATGGAAAACTTACTGCGGATGAAATTGATGCTGCGTTTGGTGCAACACCGAAAAAAATTGCTGCAAAGAAGGCTGCTAAATGAAACGCCCGTACACGGGAAACAAAGACGGTGCGGCTGCGGGTGAACACCCACAACTGACTGCGTTGATGCGTGAATTGTTGAAAGCATATTCACCTGCACTTTGGAACAATGGTTCATGGGGTGTTCGAAATATGCGTGGCAAGGAATCACTTTCGGTTCATGCGACTGGTCGAGCCGCAGACATATCGTGGCGCAACATGAACAACGGCAAACAAGGCGTTGCGAAAGGTGGTCGCAAATACGCAATGGAAGCAATGGAATATTTGATCAAACACGCTGACGCATTGGGAATCGAAATGATCATTGATTATTTCCCCGCACCACACGGCAGGGCTTCCAAATGTGATCGTGATATGTCATGGTTGAAATACGACAAAAACACCGTGCATGGCGCACCGAATGGAGACTGGTTTCATGTGGAGGTTGATGGTAAGAAATCGTCTGAACAAATCAAGGCTGTTTTTGCACAGAATCCGCCAGCGAAGGTAATTGTTGGTGCATAAATGGATGCAGGTTCGGCTACGATAATTGTTGCTTGTATTACCACGCTTGGTGGAATTGTTGTGGGTTTCATGCAGTCATTCAAAAAGGAAACGAAGGAAGCACGCAGGGAAAATCGTGAGGATCATGCGGTTGTGCAAATGCAATTGAAAATGATTTACAAGGGTTTGAACAAGGTTGATGACAAATTAGAGAAGCACATCACATCACATGGAGAAGGAAACTATGGGGAAACTGTTAGACCAAATTCACGCAACACCAGTAAATAGTGGCGGTTTTCAATCAACGGTTGATGTTGCAATCAATGGTTTGATTGGCGAGGATAAGGATGATTTGGTGTGTGCGTTACGCAACGCAACCATTTCACCATCCGTGATTTCCGAAGTGTTGAAAGAAAACGGGATTGATGTGAGCCGCACTGCAATTTTGCGTTGGCGGAAACGAGAGGGAATCTAATGGGATTGGGTGATCAAATCAACGAAGCATTGGACAACGAAAACAACGGTGAATTGTTGCGGTTGCGCAAACAGCGTGACAGTTACGCCAACCAAAATGTTCGATTGCAAACCAAACTTGACGAACTTGAAAAGGCGTTGTCGGTTGTTGATTTGGTTGATGGGCTGACGGTTCAACCGCCGATTTGGCTTGCACCACCAAAACCGAAAACGCACGCAGCAACATTGGTTGTGATGTTGTCTGATACACACTTTGATGAGGTTGTGAACCCTGATGAAATGGAGGGGTTGAACGCATACAACCGTGAAATTGCTGTGATGCGGCTTGAACGGTGGACACAAAATGTGATCAAAATGGCACGCCATTATCTTGCGGGTGTGAACTATGACGGTGTGGTGTTGATTCTTGGTGGAGACATTTTCAGTGGTGACATTCACGAGGAATTGGCATTGACCAACGAGGACACAATGATCGGTTCGTTGTTGTTTTGGGCTGAACAAGTTTCGGCGGCTGTCGAATTGCTTGCAACGGAATTCAAAAAATGCCATGTGGTTTCCGTTGTTGGAAATCATGGTCGCACAACACGCAAACCAAGAATGAAACAACGAGTAAAAACAAACTTTGACTGGTTGTTAGCGAAAATGGTTGAACGCAGTTTCAGCAAAGACAAACGGGTGACATTCACAATTCCCGAATCTGCTGATGCGTTGATCGAAATTTATCAGCACGGACATTTGATCACTCACGGTGATCAGGTTTCAGGTGGTGGTGGTATCGGCGGAATCTATCCGCCGATCATGCGGATGCGTGCAAGGAAACATCAGCGATACATGGTCACGGGAAAATCATTTCAAACATTGTGGTTGGGTCACTGGCATCAATACATTTCGACACCATCAATGGTTGTGAACGGAAGCATGAAAGGTTTTGATGAGTACGCATTGTTGATGGGTTTCGGTTTCGAACAACCACAACAAGCGTTGGCGATTGTTACACCAGAAAAAAACATCACAATTCAAGCACCAGTATTTTGTGCTGATCGGAAAAAAGAAGGTTGGTGACATGGCAACATTTGTGGAAATTGTTTGGCATGATGCGCACGCAGACACGAACACATGGATTGAAAAAGATGCCATTGATGAAAACCCGTGTGTTGTTGTGTCGTGCGGAATTTTGTTGTCTGATGCAAAACCCGATCATGTGGTGTTGTGTCAATCGTTGAACAGTTATGAACAACTAGATTGTGTGTTGTCGATTCCCGTTGGCATGGTTCATTCAATGCGTGTGTTGGGTAGTGGATTGGATGCGGCTGAACATCTAGGGTGAATCCGTTGCACGGTGTTCTCCTTCTCCGCCGTGTGGCATGGGTTGAGTAGCCCTGCCCTTGATCGGGTGGGGTTATTCCCCAACCTCTATATGGGCTAGAAAGGTTTGCTTTTTTTGAGAGGTTTCATTAGGTTGGTGTTGTTGGAAACGATCAGAACAAAGGGGAATGAAATGAAATCGGTGACTTGCAAAAGATGTGGTCGAAACGATTTGGCATGGAAACAATCCAAAGCAGGCAAATGGTATTTGACCTACAACGAAGGTGTGGCAATCGGTGGTGAAAGTGGTCGCCACATCAAGACGATTCATCCAGCACACGAATGTTTAGTGCGTGATGGTGAATTGACGGAAAGGCGTGCGGGGTTCATTGTTAGTGGTCTTATCACCACCACTCCAGAGGAATATGCGGAAGCAATTGCAATGGAGGTGAAGTGATGAATCAGGTTCGTTGGAAATGTGAATCGTGCAACAACGGATTGCTTGCACCGACCAAACCACGCATGAATGATGTGCGCAGGTATTGTTTGCCATGTTCGGCATCAACGGGAAAACTTGTTGAACGGGTTTCGCCAACACTTGAAAAACAACGGGTTGCGAAACAAGCCGCAACACGGAAAAAGAATGTTGCGAAGCGTGCAACCGTTGCGAAACGAACCGCACCAATCAAAATGCGACAGAAGCGTGAGGCGGAACGCCAACGCATTTTTGAAAAAGAAGCGGATCGCATTTGGGATTTGTTTTTTCCGAATGGCACGACACGCAAACGACCAGCAATCAAATTGGTGTATTCCAAGAATCGTGATTGTTCTGGTTTGTGGGATGGTTGGCGGGTGCTTGTGCGGATTCCACGCTGGAGTGTTGGTGGTGCGTGGGCATGGGAAGTGCTTGCACATGAATTGTGTCATGCGGTTGTTGGTTCACGCCATGATGATCGTGAGGGTTCACATGGTCGAACCTTCTACACGACATTGAAACCCGTGATTGAAAAACGGTGGAATGTGCGAATGGATTGGTCGTTCATCAACGGGTACACCGACACATCAAAATCGTGGGGATACAAAGTCGATTGGGAAATGACACGACAACTCAACAAATCTGGAAAGGTGAAATTCGCCTACAAACCAGACCGACTTGAAACGGAGGTTGGATGATGCCGAAACCAAACGAACAGGAATGGATGTGCGTTGAATGTCGAAGCCGCATCACCACATTTGTGAAGGTAAGCGAACCACCGATTTGTAGCAGGCATTTGAAACCCGTGCGCATGGCGGAGGTGTACAAATTGAAGTGGGGTCGGGATAAATAACCGTGTCACACCCATGACACATAATGAGATCGAACAAAACAAACAAGGAGAATGGAATGGAAATTGAAATCGAGCGTGGCACTTATGAGGTGCAAACACGCAAAAACGGGAAATATCAAACCCGTGTTCGTAGCACAAATTTGACATACGCCAATGCGTACTACAACGGAATCAATATCGGCAATGGTCACACCAAACGGTTTTTGGTGAACGGAAAAACAATCCACAAAGTAAAGGGGTACTAATCATGCAAGTCATACCGAAAGCAAAACACGGAAGCAAAGAATGGTTGTTGTCACGCTGGAAGGATGATGATGGGCGTTGTGTGTTTGGCGCATCAGACATTCCAGCGTTGATGGGTGCAAGCCCATACAAAACACGAGGGGAATTGTTTGCCGACAAGGTGAATGAACCCGTTGTGCAAGAGGAAACCGCCGTGTTTCGGCGTGGGAACTTGTTGGAAAAACCATTGTTGGAGGAAGCATCACGGATATTGGGTGCAAACATTTTCACGCCTGATGTGATCTATCGTGATGGTCGTTTGTCGATCAGCCTTGATGGTGTGGACAATGCGAACCAACCAACGGTTGTTGTTGAAGCGAAAACATCCACAC